TCATGGCGTTAACTCCCGTAATACAGCGTCCTCGGCAGTCCGGCGACGGTAATAAACTGCGTGAGCAGAATGTTCAGATATTCCAAACTTTTCGCCAATTTCCCGGAATGACAGACGGCGTGGGTAATCGGAATCACGCAGCGCACGTATAAGACGTACATCATCATCAGATATGCGCGTGCCGGGGCGTAACTCTCCGCACTTTGTTAATCCAGCACCAATCATTCCTGCCCGACATCTGACAGAATCTTTATTACGTCCGAGATATTCTCCCATTTGCTGGCAGGTCATTGTTCTGGCATTTTTTCGAATAAACTTATCTTCATCAGGTGTAAATCTTGGGTGTTTATATTTCAGTAACTCCGGGTATGAACTGCGCAATACACCAGTCCGGTTATATACAGCCCAGACAGTTCTTTTTATTCTGGCAGCAATATCCTTAACCGGGGTGGATGAATAAAGCGCAATCAGCAGCGCATCTTCTTCAGGTGTCCACGGACGGACATGAGCGGGGGCGCGACCTTTTCGCCCCATGGGTTGTAAAATCATCATACATCACCCCCTGACTCGCTTTTCAGCAGCATAAAACTCATCAGACAGTATTTCGGTCATTTTCTGTTTTGCGGGTTTTACGCCGCACTGAAGGTAAATCACATCGTCAACGCAGAACCACTTCACAGGGCCAAACAGGATTGCCGAGAAATCAATACCCAGCCAGAACAACAGCGCATCGGTTCTGGCATACGTGACGGGCGAATATTCACGCCACAGACTGTTCAGTTCATCAGAGGCAACACGCAGGGTTTTAGGGATACGTGATGTGCGCGGTGTGCAGCTCCAGCCATTCGACGCAGTCGGTTTTCGCCATAAGTCGCGATGAAAAGGATATTTGTCCTCCGTAAAACGCAGTCCCTTAAAGCAAAATCCACTGATACCGGATACAAATACCGACCGGCACGCAACATTCAGCACGGCCTCAAGGCGTTTTGCCTCATCCTTAACTTTCTGGCAGTCCTGCTGGTATTTTTGCCACGCAGCCAGCGCGGAAGGGTTTGATGTTTTAAAGAACATTACGCCACCTCCGCAGATATCCCGGCAGGCGCTGCTGTCCGGTCAACAATCAGGTAGCGCAGAACATGTTCAGTGATATTCCAGCCGCTTAAACCGCAGATAATGACGCCCAGGCGTATGTCGATATACGCCATCACAAACTGGGGCACGCCTTCTTTCATGGCCTGCTCATCAACTTCAGCCACCACATAAACGGTTTCACAGGTCAGAACGCCCTGAGCAAATTCCCACGCCATCGACGGAATATCATGCCCCTCAATCCATGGCAGGGATTTTCTGAAGCTGCACCACTGAACATCATCAGCCGCAGATTCCTGGCTGCATTTGCGACGAACCGGCTGCACCGGGCGGGGGCGCGGAATATCATAAAAACCGTTACATTCCGTCAGCACGCCTGCATCAACCGCATCACGCAGAAAATAAACCATGGAGGATGGCGGCATATTCATTTTTTCAGCCAGTACACCGCAGGTCAGGCGGCCATAAATACGCAGCCAGTTTTTAACCCCTTCAAGCACTTTTGCATCAATCATGATTTATTTCCCCACCACATTATTAATGACGATATAAACGTATTTCATATTTCTTAACCCTTATTTTCTGTTTTCAGGCGCAAGCAGTCCCCTGACGCGAGCGCCATAATTAAAATGAAGTGATATTTAATTGATTAATGCGGTGTTATTTATTCAGTCCGGCGTCCTGTTCAAAAGGCTCGACATAAAAACTTTCAGCGCCTTTATTCACCTTGATACCGGCAATGCCTTTCACAGCATCCGGCTCCGCCAGGACGGCTTCCTTGTTCACTTCCTCTTTCGTGCGGATGAAACGCTCAAGCCCCATACGGCGCAGCATTTCAATCACACCTTCCACATCACGGCTGACGCTGCATGATGGCGTTCCCAGCCGCCATGACACCGTTCCGGTGGTCAGATTGGCTGTTTTGGTTTTGCCGCCGTTCGTCAGCTCATCACGGTTGGTTTTGCACCAGTCCTGAATCCCTTTAAAAAGCACTTTGATTTGCTTTTTAAGATTTTCAATCTGCGGCGTATAACGGGCGGTGATTTCTGCCACTTCGTCATTCATCGCCGTTTCCAGGCGCAGCGCCTCTCGCTGAATATCTCCCAGGGTGCGGATATCACGGCTGACTTCTTCCCGGGTCTGCGGTGCCGCCTCGGCTGCGGCCTTTAATTTTGTAACGCGTTTAGCCATTTTGTTTTTCCTTATTGCAGTGTGCCTGATGCTTTATGCACGCGGTGGCGTTTAATGATGGCATCCGCTCCAAAAGACTGTGCAGATGCCTGAAATTCCGCTGAGAGAAACTGAATAATTGCAGGACTGTGATACTGGAGAATACTTGCATAAACGTCACAGAGTGACGTCGGCCTGTTATCCGTATCACGTTCTGTTTTCACATCCACTCCAATCTTTTCATGCACTTCAACACAGTCATTGCCTGCCAACTTTTCGTCATGCGAAACATGATTAAATTCAAAAATAACGCGTACTTTGCTCATGGAATTACCCCTGTTGATTAAATTCATTACCGTTAATAACCCCGGAAGCCATGCCTCTGTCTTTCATGAATGCACTGGCTTTCATTGCCACAAACTCTGCGAAGTTTCTGCTTTCTGCCAGCATAACCACCCCAAAAATCATGGCGGGTCCATTATCTTTCTTCTTTATTCCGGTTGAACGTATATCCAGACTTACCCCTCTGCGCGTGCTGCCATCAGAGTTTTTATAGATAACATCTTCCTTATATTCGAAAATAATGCGTACGACTTTACTCATCCTCTGGTCCTCGTTCTGTTTGGATAACTGACCCGGCGTCTAACCTCACGGCAGAACCGAATCATGGCATTAAAGGCTTCTTCCTCCGTCACCGCTTCCGGTATCCCCGGAACCAGTAACTGCTCCTGTTCATCACGTCCATGACGCGCCATAACCTCAATCACATGCCGTACCGTGGCAGGCTTTCCGGCAACTATCGGCAATGCACCTTCCGGCAGGACGTAACCAAACTCAATAAGACCACTCGACCACGCCCATGCAATGAGATTTTTTTTCACCTCACACCTCCCAGTAAACCGTGCAGCCGCTGATGCGGGTGGCCTTCACACGGCGGCGCAGGCCGTTGGTCTGTATGGTGATTTCAATTTCACCGGTTCCCTGCACGTTGCCTACCGGCGGCGTGGTTTTCAGTGCAAAACGTTGTGGGTAGCGCTTACTGCGTTCCAGTACCGCACCGGCAAGTTCGGTCAGACGGCGCGCGCTGTTCAGGGAGTCGAATAAATTCATTTTGTTACCGCAGGATTGCATATTCATATAACACCTCATTTAGCTGATTCGTTTTGCACCGATAAAACGACAAATATTGCTGTAAGCTTCTGTCGCACCTTCACGATCAAGTCCGGCAGATATCACCATTCTGGTGCGGTCATTAAATTCAAAAAGTAAATCGCCACATTCTTTATTTTCGGCCAATGAAATCACCTTCACGTTATCGAAATTCACCAGGTGAAAGCGTCCGTAAATATCAGGAATATTAAATGCAATCATAATCACACCTGTGAGAGTAATTCAGGGTTGGTATAAACCTCTTTAAAGGCCGCATTAATATGTTTTTCTGTCAGCGCCGCGCCTTCACCGCTGGCGGTGAGCCACGCCTGGTTAAGCGTATGTGTCAGAACGCGTAACGCTCCCGGCTTTTCAGCGATAGCCTGCATGACGGCCAGCTCGGCCTCACCACTGATCCCCCACGCCATGGCAATGGCCAGCACATCCGCCTTTTTGGCCTTGCGAAGTTGTTTTGTACGGGCAAGACGGCTGAACAGGCGCGATAAATCATCAAAGGCGCGGCGTCCACCCTTAAACAATCCGCGCGGGTTACCAATAAGCACCATCCCGATCCCCGTGGCGTCCTGAATTGCCCGGAGTTGCTCCAGACCGTCAATACCAAGATGATCCGCCTCATCCACAATCACCAGTCCACGCGTTCCCATCAGGCGACGGCGGATGGCGCGGGATAATGCCCCTTTGTTCGCGCGGGTGTAATCAATCCCCAGCGCATCGGCCAGCTCCAGCAGACACTCCGTGACGCTGGAGTGCGCGGGTGACAGGGTGATCATCCAGGTGTTTGGTTGCTCCTGGCAGTAATTACGGGCGGTGGCCGTTTTACCCACCCCGGGCACGCCCACTATGACGTTAATACAGCCCATCAGGCGGACCGCCTGAAACAGCGCGCGCAGCTCCTGGACTGTCTGCGTTTCCACAAACTGCGGCGGCTCGGGCAGTGCGCTTTGTTTATTCCAGTTCTCATACCAGGAACGCAGGGAAGCAGCCACAGCAGCGTTATCGCCTTTATATTTTCCCTTACGGAAAGCCGATAATGTGCCGTCGGAAATTCCCGCCTCTCTGGCGATGGCATACTGCGTCAGTACGCCGCCATCAATAAGTTCATCAATGGTCTTGATTACATCGTTAATATCAGTCATATTATTAACCTCTCATTTGATACCTTGTTTAATCAAATAACCTGAGTCGCCGCTCGGGTTATTTTTTTATTTCAGGCCAGCGGGTCATTTTCTTTTAATTTCGCTTCCAGCAACTGCAATCCCCGCTGGAAATTACGCTCGTATTCTTCATCAGGTTCATCGTCAGCGACCGGTTGCTGAACGGTCACCGTATTACCCACAGGGCGGTATATGTTTTCCAGCCAGGGCTCCTGCGGCTTGTGCTCCAGCACGTTGACAACCTCATCCTCGGCATCACGGATTTTTTCCTCTGCGCGTTTACGCATGCCTTTAAGGCGCTGCTGCTGTTTGTAGTATTCCGCGCTGACAGGGAAGGCTTCGCGTTTATTGCCGTCCCATACCGCCTCGCAAATCACGCTGCCATCCGGGCGGCGCACGGTAATTCGTTCGGCATCATGAATGTCATAGCTGATAAGTACCTTACGGCCATGCTCGTCACGCAGCTCGGGCGCGTAGTAAATATTATTCAGCCAGCGTATTTCACAGCGTCTTACAGGGCGCTCCACCATCGGCCGGAACATATCCCGCAGTTCAACATCGGACAGCCATTCAATTTCCGTGTCCTCTTCCGCCAGGCGTTTTTTTCTGAACTCCGCCGGGCTGTAATGTTTACCGTTCGGCTTCATGGGTAATTCATCGTGCGGCCGGTTGTTGTACCACTCAACACCGTCACGAATGGCATCAATCAGTTCAGACCAGGACGGTAAATCACGCATCGCTGACTGCTGCCGGGCGTTCAGCCGTTTGCCCTGTTGCAGGGCACTGAATGCCGAGCGTAAATCGCGGTTGGTTTTACGTAACGTCTCGCGATCTGCTCCTTTCCCGAAATAGGTGCGGTATTTACGGGCTATGCGCATCGGTAATGTGCGGTTAAGCCGTTCGATAATGCCCCGTCCCTGCGGATTACCGGCAATCCCTGTCGGGTGATTAATCCCCAGTCGTGGCAGTATCCCCACAATCTCCTTATCCAGGACGTCGGCGGTTTCCCCGGAGCCATTATCCGAGTAATACAGAAACGGTTTGCCATGATGGCGAATACCGTGCTGTATGGCACCGGCTACGGCGAAAACATTTTCAGCCAGGTCAAGGCTCCAGCCCACCACAAAGCGCGTGCCACCGTCGATAACAAAGGTCACTTCCGGTGCGAATGGCCGCCCGTGAACCGGGTGCGCGCATTTCAGCTTCATGCCGTGACCGTCACCAATCCAGACATAATTCACCGGCATTTTTGACCAGTCGCGGCGCGTGAATCCCTCAAGCTGGCGGTATTCACTGCCGGTAACCCGTCCTTTTTGTTTCACCACTTCCGGCAGTTTCTTCATTGCGCGGCGAATGGTGTCATAAGACGGCATGATATCGAGCATATAAGGCTCATCAGCGTGCCGGTGCTGCCATTCGGCAACAAAATCCTCGTAAGCCTCGGTCATTGGTCGGCCGTTTGACTGGCGATACTGCGCCAGAAATTCGGGCAACCAGTTAATATCTTCGGCTTTTATTTCCTGGCGTTTACCTGGTGCCAGCAAAAGCAGGCGTTCAGCAGCGTTCTGTGCCTTATTAAAGGCCGCAATCCAGCGTTTCAGCGTGATTTCACTCAACACGCGACTGTTTCCCTTTCTGGCGTTCGCTATCTCAACCATTGCCACAATGCGCTCATCCAGTTGCGAGTGTGACAGGCGGTCAACGATGAACCGGATAGCTTTAGCGCAGCTGAAACCGGGTTGTTGCGTGAATTTCAGCACCTCACTGACGATCGCAATGCGTGCGTCTGCCACCTGGCGCTGGTTTTCAGTCAGGGCATTGAGGCGTTCGACCATCAGTTGTGGTGATCCGCGATATGCCTCCACCGCATCAACCACGGCAGACGAGCGTCTGGCCTTTGTCACCACCGGAGCCGGTGATTCATCGGCTTTTTGCGTCATCAGTTGCAGGGCATAACGTTCGCGTAATGCCTGCTGTGTCACTTCAGGTAAACAGTCAATGCTGTATTCAAAACCTTTAGCGCCTTTCTTGCGGCGTCTGCTGGTTTCGCTGGTTGCATACTTCCTGATTGAATAGCGAACGCCTTGCTCCGTTCCCGGCATCCCCGGTAATCCAACCAGTTCTTTGACTGAAGCAAACATAATTACGCGACCTTACGAATGTAGCGGCTGGGCCAAATCTCCTCGGGCGGCACCCCCAGGCATTCCGCGATAATCCCCTCATACTTGGGAACATGGCGGTATACCGCGTTGTACAGATTGTTCTGACCCACGCCAGCTTTACGGGCCAGCGCCCTCATGCTTCCTTCTCTGGCTCTGACTTCCCCCAAAATTCTTTGAGGATGCCAATCAGGCTTAACTTCATTTCTCGCCATGATTCATCTATCCTAAAAAGTTACGAAATTTGATAACTAAACTTAGTTATCAAGTTTGATATAAGTATTGATCCACTTCTGCTTCATGTAAAGCAAAAAAACATCTTTCTTTTGTCTATTGTGGATCAATGGTTGCTGACAACACTAAAAGTTAATAATTTCAAATTGATAGGAAGAAAAGAAAATGAACAAGCAAACAACAACATCTCTTTCTTTTCCTGGTGGTAGAAAAGAAAGCATTGCTGAGCGTCTGAAAAGGCTGATTGGCTCCCGCAGCGTCAGAGCTGCAGCAAGAGATTGGGGGCTTTCATTTTCAACACTAAACAATTATCTGTCTCGTGGCACTGAGCCATCCTTAAGTGTCGCCCTTCAGATTGCGTCTATCGAAGGAGTAAGTGTTGAGTGGCTATGTGGATTCAGTGATGCATCACAAGTGAATCGGTGTGAGATCAAGGAAAATCAAGATGAAAGCAAGAAGATAATTATGACGATTATCAGCGCACTTGATGAAAAAGACTTAGAGCAGCTATCGAAAAATTTGGTTCTGAATGGAGCCAAGTACTTAGCTCGGTTGTTAGAGCCTGAAAATCAAGATCTAATCCGCTTAGAAGGAAGGAAAAGAATAGCTGCATTACAGCTTGAAGGTATGTCTGACGAACGCGTCAGAGAGATTTTGGAAGAAACTGAGAGAAGTCGCAAATCTAACGCGGTAGAACCAAAAGCGGGTTAATAGCATTAGCCCGCATTTTGCACTATATCGAGTATTTCGCATTGTTTGGAACGCCTTAAAAGACTAAAACCACAGTATCAAATGAGTTGCCGATTTTATAATAAATGACTAATTATTGCACAATCGGTATCAAATAGACCTTATCCGCACATCTAGCCATCACCTGTTTTATTTCAGTATCTTACAGGTGATTTCACCTCCTTTCACTAAAACCCTTGTCGGTATCAAATGATTCACCTGGTTATAGTTTATAGCCCGTAAACAGGGCGAGACGGTGGAGGTGGATGAGGTTCCTGTTTACCGGCAGAAAAAATCAGAGCAGGAGGATAAACCCCGTCGCCGTGAGGCGGCTGCAATACCACAGCAGGACGAAACAAATCCGGAGATGCCACCGCCCGTGGTGATATCTCCTGGTATTGATTACATGGAAGACGGTCTTCCAGATCCGGTAAAAGCAATGGGGAGGATCCTGGTGGAAAACCTGATAATTGACCCGAAACTGGCACTGGATGCGGCCTGGCGACTGGCGCAGTTCACACACTATAAAAAAGGCGATGCTGGTAAAAAATCGGCAAAAGGTGATGCCGCTAAAAAAGCGGCTAACCGTTTTGCGGTGCCACCACCACCCCGACTGGTGGTGAATAATGATAATGAGGGCAACGGATGATACCTGTGTGGAGCACGGCCTGCCCGGACTGGGCAGAGCGCCTGAAAAAGGGGCTGTCGATTATTCCGTCTCCGATTTACCCGGAGCAGGCCGCACATGCCCTGGCGATTTTTAAACAACTGCGGATTGTGGATGCACCGGGCAGCCCGACGTTCGGTGAGTCCTGTGCACAGTGGGTGTTTGACCTGGTGGCGGCTCTGTTTGGCTCCTACGATGCGCAGACCGGTGTCCGCCATATCAAGGAAGTGTTCATTCTGATACCCAAAAAAAACAGCAAGTCCACACTGGCCGCCGGGATCATGATGACGGCGCTGTTACTGAACTGGCGGCAGGCGGCGGGTTACACGATTCTGGCCCCGACTGTGGAGGTGGCAGCCAACGCCTTCAATCCTGCCAGGGATATGGTACGACGGGACGATGATCTGGATGACCTCTGCCAGGTACAGACCCATATCCGGACCATCACCCACAGGGTGACAGACACCACCCTGAAGGTGGTGGCAGCCGATCCGAATACGGTGTCCGGTATCAAGTCCGTGGGTACGCTGATTGATGAGTTGTGGCTGTTTGGCAAGCAGTGCAAGGCGGAGGACATGTTACGTGAAGCCATAGGCGGCCTTGCCTCACGCCCGGAAGGGTTTGTGGTGTATACGACCACCCAGTCGAATGAACCGCCCGCCGGGGTGTTCAGACAGAAACTGCAGTACGCCCGGGATGTGCGCGACGGCAAAATTCATGATCCGCACTTTCTGCCGGTGATATTTGAACACCCTCCTGAAATGGTGGAAAGCGGGGCTCACTTGCTGATGGAAAACCTCGCCATGGTCAATCCGAATCTCGGCTATTCGGTGGATGAGGCCTTTCTGTACCGGGAGTACCGTAAAGCCCGGGAGGCTGGTGAGGAAGCATTTCGTGGCTTCATGTCAAAACACGCCAATGTGGAAATTGGCCTTGCCCTGCGTTCTGACCGCTGGGCGGGCGCGGATTTCTGGGAGCAGCAGGGCAGGCGCGTCAGCCTGGAAGATATCCTGCAGCGCGCTGATGTGGTGACGGTGGGGATTGACGGCGGGGGCCTGGATGATCTGCTGGGAATGTACGTGATTGGTCGTGATCGGGAGACCCGCGAATGGTTAGGCTGGGGCCATGCCTGGGCGCATGAAACCGCGGTGGTCCGACGGAAGAGTGAGGCATCCCGGTTTCAGGATTTTGTGGCCTGTGGAGACATGACGATTGTCCGTCGGGTCGGGGATGACACGGCGGAAGTGGCGGAGTATGTGCGTCGTATTCATGAGGCTGAGTTACTGGATCATATCGGTATTGACCCGTCAGGTGTGGGGCAGATTCTGGATTCACTGGCGGAAGCCGGGATCCCCGACGGAATTGTTGTGGGGATAAGCCAGGGCTGGAAGCTGGGCGGGGCCATCAAAACCACCGAACGCAAACTGGCTGAAGGGGTGCTGGTGCATGGTGGCCAGCCACTGATGGCCTGGTGCGTTGGCAATGCCCGGGTGGAGCCCAGAGGTAACGCCATCCTTATTACCAAACAGGCCAGCGGACGGGGGAAAATCGACCCGCTGATGGCGCTTTTCAATGCGGTATCCCTGATGTCCCTGAATCCGGAGCCCAAAAAGAAAGAATATGCGGTTTTTTTCATATAACCCTGTTCACCCTGTAACCATCATGGACCGCTGCGGCGGTTTTTTTATTTTCAGGAGGCTGATGTGAATCTTAAACGGGCCTGCTCCCTGCTGACGGTGAAATCCTTCAGTGAGGATGAGCGGGTGATCACCGGGATTGCGTCAACGCCTTCTCCGGATCGGGATGGTGACATCCTGGAGCCGGAGGGGGCGGAGTTCGGCAGTGCGATCCCGTTTCTCTGGCAGCATGACCATTCCCGCCCGGTGGGGCAGTGTACGGTGCGCCGGGTCAGCGAAGGGCTGGAAATCACGGCAACACTGGCGAAGCCTGTGCCAGATATGCCATCGCAACTGGCAGCCCGACTGGATGAGGCCTGGGCGGCCATTAAGACCGGGCTGGTCAGGGGACTGTCCGTGGGCTTCCGTCCCCATGAATACACCTTTCTGGACGGAGGCGGACTGCATTTTCTGCGCTGGGAACTGATGGAGGTGTCTGCCGTCACCGTGCCCGCGAATGCGGAATGCACCATCCGGACCATTAAATCTTACGACCGCCAGTTTTCTGCCGCGTCCGGCAACCGGAAACCGGTGGTGAAAATCGCATCTTCTGCCGGCGCTGCGGCACAGTCAACAACCGTTTTTCATAAGGAAAAGACCATAATGAATATTGGCGAACAGATTAAAAGTTTTGAAAACAAGCGTGCAGCGCTGGCAGCCTCCCTTGAGGAGGTCATGACCAAAGCCGCAGAGGAAGGGCGCACGCTGGATGTGGAGGAGGAAGAGCATTACGACAACACCGCAGCGGAAATCCGTCAGGTGGATGCGCACCTGAAGCGCCTGCGTGAACTGGAAGCCGGTAAGGCCGCCACGGCGCAGCCGGTGAAACAGGCCGGTAACGGGAATGTGGCCGCGGTGGCTTCAGCGCCGGTGATCCGTGTGGAGCAGAAACTGGATAAGGGGATTGGCTTCGCCCGCTTTGCCAAATCACTGGCTGCGGCTAAAGGTGTCCGCTCTGAAGCCCTGGAAGTGGCCCGTCGTCAGTATCCGGATGACAGTCGTCTGCATCATGTCCTGAAATCGGCAGTGGGCGCGGGGACCACCACGGATCCGCAGTGGGCAGGCAGCCTGTCTGAATATCAGGAATATGCGCAGGACTTTATTGATTACCTGCGTCCTCAGACCATTATCGGGCGATTTGGTCAGGGTGGGATCCCTGCACTTCGTCAGGTGCCGTTCAATATCCGTGTGCACGCCCAGGTGTCCGGCGGTGCTGCTGGCTGGGTGGGGGAGGGGAAGGCAAAACCCCTGACGAAGTTTGATTTTGAGTCCATCACCTTCAGTCATGCGAAGGTGTCGGCCATTGCAGTACTGACGGAAGAGCTGATCCGTTTTTCCAGTCCGGCTGCTGATGCACTGGTCCGTAATGCGCTGGCGGAAGCGGTGGTGGCGCGTCTGGATACAGACTTTGTGGATCCGAAAAAAGCCGCAGTGGCAGATGTCTCCCCGGCGTCCATCACCCATGATGTGAAGGGCACGGCATCAACCGGTAACCCGGATGCGGATGCGGAGGCCGCGTTTGGTCAGTTTGTGGCAGCAAACCTGCAGCCCACCGGTGCGGTCTGGCTGATGTCCAGCACCAATGCCCTGGCGTTGTCAATGCGTAAAAATGCGCTGGGTCAGAAAGAATACCCGGATATGACCCTGCTTGGGGGGGCCTTCCAGGGGCTGCCGGTGATTGTCTCCCAGTACGTGGGTGACCAGCTGGTGCTGGTGAATGCCCCGGATATTTATCTGGCGGATGACGGCGGCGTGGCGGTGGATATGTCCCGCGAGGCATCACTGGAAATGCAGTCTGAGCCGACCGGCGACAGTACCACGCCGTCGCCGGTGGAGCTGGTTTCCATGTTCCAGACAGGCAGTGTGGCCATCCGTGCGGAGCGCTGGATCAACTGGCGTCGTCGCCGTACCGCGGCGGTGGCGGTGATCACCGGTGTGAACTACGGCAGTGCGTCCGGCGGCTGAGTCTGATGAGGAGGGCGGGAGGTGAGAGCTTCCCGCAGTAACTGATGGCAAAAATCCGATATCTGCAGGGTACACATGATGCCCGGCCCGGGGATATCCGGGATGTCGCACAGCCGTGTGCGGAGGTGCTGGTTCGCCTGGGGAAGGCGGAGTACATAACAGCTCGACGTCCGGCGGGTCAGAAAAAGAAACATGATACGGAGCATGGCGAATGTGGAACCTTTTGCGACGAACCCGAAAAAATCAGAAATCAGGACGTGATGTAAAAGAGGTGGGCTGGACCAGCCTGTTTCAGGCGGTGGCTGAGCCCTTTGCCGGTGCCTGGCAGCAGGGCGTGAAAGCCGATCCGGAAAGTGTCCTCTCCTTTCATGCGGTGTTTTCATGTATTTCGCTGATATCCCAGGATATCGCCAAAATGCGGCTGCGCCTGATGCAGACGGATACACAGGGGATACGCCGTGAAAAACGGCAGGGGGATATTGCCCGTCTCTGTCGTCGTCCCAATGCACAGCAGAATCGTATCCAGTTTTTTGAACTGTGGCTGAACTCAAAACTGCGTCACGGTAATACGGTGGTGCTGAAAATCCGTAACTCCCGGGGGCAGATAAAAGAACTGCGTATTCTGGACTGGAACCGGGTTGAACCTCTGGTGGCGGATGACGGCGAGGTGTTCTACCGCATCACGCCGGACCGGAACTGTGGGATCACTGAGGCGGTGACGGTGCCTGCCCGGGAAGTGATCCACGACCGGTTTAACTGTTTTTTTCATCCGCTTATAGGGTTGCCGCCGGTGTATGCCGCCGGGCTGGCCGCCACGCAGGGGCATCATATTCAGGAAAATTCGACGTATTTTTTCAGAAATGGCGGCAGGCCGTCCGGGGTGATTGAGATCCCCGGCAGTATTACGGAAGAAAATGCGAAAATACTGAAGAGCAACTGGGACAGCGGGTATACAGGCGAAAATGCCGGGAAGACGGCCATACTGAGCAACGGGGCAAAATACAGCCCCACGACGTTTTCACCGGTGGATGCGCAGACGGTGGAACAACTGAAAATGACGGCTGAAATTGTCTGTTCGGTGTTCCGTGTTCCGGCCTACAAGATTGGCGTGGGACAACCTCCCTCCAGTGATAACGTGGAGGCGCTGGAGCAGCAGTATTATTCCCAGTGTCTGCAGACGCTGATTGAGTCCATTGAGCTGTTACTGGATGAGGCGCTGGAAACGGGGGAAAACGAGAGCACGGAGTTTGATGTCACCACACTGCTGAGAATGGACAGCGAACGGCGCATGAAAACACTGGGTGAATCGGTGAAAAATACGCTTCTCACGCCCAATGAAGCCCGTAAACGTGAGAACCTGCCGCCCCTTGCCGGCGGTGATGCACTGTATCTTCAGCAGCAGAACTACAGTCTGGAGGCGCTGTCCCGTCGTGATGCCCGTGAGGATCCGTTTGCGTCGACCGGGAAAACAGCCTCAGCGCAACCGCCTGACGGCGCATCTGACGGTAATAAGGCAATCAGTGAAACAGAGCATGACGCGGTGAAGGCGATGTTCAGGGGGATTCTGAAAAAATGAATGAACGTGAACTGTCCATTATCCGTGCGCTGGGCGAAGAATTCGCTGCGGTGCTGGCGGATTTACAGCGCACATTTGAGGGGAAAATAGCCGCGCAGGCACAAGCGTTTGAAGAGAAACTGGCTTCCCTGTCTGTGGTATTACAGAAGCATGTGACGGTGGATGAGGTGCGTCCGGTTCTGCAGGCGATGGTGGATGACGCTGTGGGGGCCATCCCGGTACCGCGTGATGGTCGTGATTACGATCCGGAAGTACTGCAGAAGGCGGTGAATGATGCGGTCGCAAATATTCCGCAGCCGGAGGACGGTAAAAGTATCACCCCGGATGATGTGCGTCCGATGCTTGAACAGATGGTGACAGAGGCAGTGAGCCATATTCCTGTTCCGCGTGATGGTCGTGATTACGATCCGGAAGTACTGCAGAAGGCGGTGAATGATGCGGTCGCAAATATTCCGCAGCCGGAGGACGGTAAAAGTATCACCCCGGATGATGTGCGTCCGATGCTTGAACAGATGGTGACAGAGGCAGTGAGCCATATTCCTGTTCCGCGTGATGGTCGTGATTACGATCCGGAAGTACTGCAGAAGGCGGTGAATGATGCGGTCGCAAATATTCCGCAGCCGGCGGACGGTAAAAGTATCACCCCGGATGATGTGCGTCCGATGCTTGAACAGATGGTGAAGGAGGCGGTAAGCCATATTCCTGTTCCGCGTGATGGTCGTGACTATGATCCCGATGTTCTGCAGAAGGCGGTTCTGGATGCGGTGAGTGCCCTGCCGGCTCCGCAGGACGGGCGTGATGGCACGGCACTGGAAATACTCCCCGCCATTGACGATCAAAAATCCTTTCCCCGGGGCACGTATGCCACACACCAGGGCGGACTCTGGCGGGCGTATGAAAAAACGCACGGGATGCGGGGATGGGAATGCCTGGTTGACGGGGTGGCTGATATTGACGTCAGCATGACGGGTGAACGGTTGTTCTCTGTGGTGGTCCGGCAGAGCAGTGGCCAGCGTACGGAAAAAACATTTTCCCTGCCGGTGATGCTCTACCGCGGTGTGTTCAGAGCCGGTGAAACCTACCACCCCGGCGATACGGTGACGTGGGGCGGCTCGCTGTGGCACTGCAACAGTATGACCGGTGATAAACCCGGAGAAGCTCATTCATCAGGCTGGATCCTGGCTGCAAAACGTGGGCGGGATGCTGGAGGCGGAAAATGACGGCATTACTGACACTGGAAGAGATCAAGGCACATCTGCGTGTCGAGCATGACGCTGATGATGACATGCTGATGGACAAGGTTCGTCAGGCTACCGCCGTGCTGCTGGCCTACATTCAGGGCAGCCGGGATAAAGTGATTCGTGAGGACGGTGAACTGATCCCGGGCGAGGCATTAACCCGGATGAAGGGGGCTGCCATGCGACTGACCGGGATGCTGTACCGGAATCCGGATCTTGCGGAGCGGGAAGAACTGATTCAGGGGGAGCTGCCGTTTTCTGTTTCCGTGTTGATTTACGATTTGCGTTGTCCGACGGTGTTATGAGGAGGGGGAATGGCAATATCTGCAGGTCGTCTGACACAGATGATAAGTGTTCTGAACCCGGTGTTAACCCGTAATGCTGCCGGAGAAATGACGGAAGAATGGGTGTCATGCGGGAAAATTCATGCGGATATCCGTGGCAGGAGCAGCCGGGAGCGGATGCAGTCTGGTGCGGAAATAGCGCAGGCGGAAATCCGCATCTGGGTGCGCGGTCAGTCCGGTCGGGAAATCACGGCAGCGTCACGACTTCATGTGCTGAGTGGTCCATGGCGTGACCGGATCCTGAACGTTGTCGGGCTGCCCGTGCCGGATGCGACCGGCGGGCGTCTGGAAATTCTCTGTCGGCTGGGGGGGGGAAAATGATCGAAACCCTGCTGGATTTTTCGGGGCTGGAGGACATCAGCCGCGATTTGCAGCTTCTGAGTGGTGCGGAAAATAACCGGGTGCTGCGTGAGGCAACCCGTGCGGGTGCGAATGTGCTGAAAGAAGAAGTGGTGTCACGGGCACCGGTGCGCAGGGGAAAACTGCGCCGCAATGTGGTGGTCCTTTCCCGGCGCTCCCGCGATGGCGGGATGGAGTCCGGTGTCCATATCCGTGGTGTTAATCCGGACACCGGTAACAGCGATAACACCATGAAGGCGGATAACCCGCGCAATGCTTTCTACTGGCGGTTTGTGGAAATGGGAACCGTGAATATGCCACCGCACCCGTTTGTGCGCCCGGCGTTTGATGTGCGCAGTGAACAGGCAGCGCAGGTGGCGATTGCGCGGATGAACCGGGCCATTGATGAGGTACTGAGACGATGACGGAGGCGGATTTGTATCCTCATCTGGCGCATCTTGCCAGCGGGCAGGTGTACCCGTATGTGGTCCCCCTGCTGGATGGCAGGCCGTCGGTTGCGCTTCCGTGGGTGGTTTTCAGCCTGATTTCATCGGTGTCTGCGGACGTGATGGGCGGGCAGGCGGAGTCATCGGTGTCGGTACAGATTGACGTTTATGCCAGGACAATCACGGAGGCCCGTCAGATACGTCAGGCTGCCCGTGAGGCCGTACTGGTACTGGCTCCGGAATCAGTCAGTGAAATGCAGGACTATATTCCGGAAAACCGCTGTCACCGTGCAACCATGGAGTTTCAGATCACGGTGTGATCTTTTTTCTACATAAACCCTGACCCGCCGCGTGCGGGTTTTTTGTTATCAGGAGGCAGAATGTCTGCTTTGTATGAACGTTCACAACTGACGCAGGTGATGATTTCATCTGCTCCGGCCACGGCTGAAACCATGGATAAGGCGGAGTATCTGCGCCTGGACTGCACCATCAAGGAAGTCCAGTTCACCGCCGGTCAGAAACAGGATATTGATGTGACCACGCTCTGCTCCACAGAGCAGGAGAACATCAACGGTCTGGGGGCGTCTTCCGAGATTTCCATGTCGGGTAATTTTTATCTGAATCAGGCCCAGAACGCCCTGCGTGATGCTTATGACAATGACGCGTTGTATGCGTTTAAGGTGCTGTTTCCGTCCGGTAAGGGCTTTAAATTCCTGGCGGAAGTGCGTCAGCACACCTGGTCATCCGGTACCAACGGCGTGGTGGCTGCAACGTTCTCACTGCGTCTGAAAGGCAAACCGGTGTCCTTTGTGGTACCGCTGGCGTTTGTGAAAAATCTGGATAAGACACTTACCGTGAATACCGGTGCGCTGCTGACAATGTCAGTCAGTGCCAACGGGGGAACGCCGCCGTATAAATACGCCTGGAAGAAGGATGGTCAGCCGGTTGACGGGCAGACGACAGACACCTTCAGTAAGCCAGGTGCGCAGTCCGCTGATGCGGGGAAATATACCTGCGTGGTGACCGATTCGGCAGAGAAAGCACAGAGTGTGACGTCTGTTGAATGCACCGTGACAGTGAGCGCAGCCGCCGGATAAGGGGATGGGTCATCATGAAAAAGGATCTGAAAACGCTGGCGCTGGCCAGACTGTCAGGGTTTCGTCATAAAACGGTGAAGGTGCCGGAATGGGGTAATGTCAGCGTGGTGCTGCGGGAGCCTTCGGCAGAGGCCTGGTATCTGTGGCAGGAAGTGCTCAATGGTGATGGAGAGGATGACGATCCCCTGGGGGTGGGGGCAAAACCCCGCCGTAACCTGGAAGCGGATGTGACGCTGTTCTGCGATGTCCTGTGTGATACGGATCTGCAACGGGTGTTCACTCCGGACGACCGTGAGCAGGTGCTGGCCGTCTATGGTCCGGTACATGCCCGCTTGCTGCGTCAGGCACTGGAACTGATCGCTGATGCAGAGTCGGCCAGAAAAAAGTAGCCCGCCCGGAAATTCGCTTTCTGATGCGACTTGCGCTCCGTCTGGGGCGCACCTTATCCGAACTGCGCCACAGCCTGAGTGCGAGCGAGGCGATGATGTGGATGGAGTTCGACAGGGTATCCCCGCTGGGTGATGAGCGCGGGGATATCCGTAATGCACAGATCGTGAAAGCGGTTTTCGGGGCACAGGGGATGAATGTTGCACTGAAGGACGCCATGCTCTGCTGGGGCGAGGATGAGGATAAGCCGGAGGTGGATCCGTTTGCGGCGCTGGAAGACGCGCTGAGCTTTGCAGCACAGTCATGAATGATGAGAACCGCTGAGGCGGTTTTTTTACGCCCGGAGAAAGGTGAATGGCGACGTTACGTGAACTGATTATCAAAATTTCGGCAAATTCACAGTCATTCCAGTCGGAGATCCAGAGGGCGTCCCGTATGGGCAGTGAATATTACCGGACCCTGCAGAATGGCGGACGTCAGGCTGCTGCGGCAGCCAGGGAGCAGCGCCGGGCTCTGGCTGAGCTGAACAGCCAGTTGACGGAAATCCGCGCTTCAGCTGTCGGAATGACCGGTGCGTTTGCCGGTGCCTTTGCCACCGGACACCTGATTTCGCTGGCGGATGAATGGAGCTCCGTGAATGCCCGTCTGAAACAGGCGTCGCAGTCATCGGATGAATTTGCGTCATCACAGAAAGTGCTGATGGACATCAGCCAGCGGACAGGCACCGCATTTTCGGATAATGCGGCTCTGTTTGCCCGCTCTGCCGCCTCGATGCGTGAATATGGTTACAGTGCTGATGATGTACTGAAGGTGACGGAGGCCATTTCGACAGGGCTGAAAATTTCCGGTGCCAGTGCGGCAGAGGCGGGTTCGGTGATCACCCAGTTCAGCCAGGCGCTGGCACAGGGGGGGTTGCGCGGCGAGGAATTTAATTCTGTCAATGAAAGTGGGGACCGGATCATTCGCGCACTGGCTGCAGGCATGGGCGTGGCCCGTAAGGATCTGAAGGCGATGGCGGACGATGGTCAACTGACGGCGGATAAAGTCGTTCCCGCGTTAATCAGCCAGCTGGGGATATTGCGTGATGAATATGCAGCCATGCCGGAAACGGTTTCCGGTAGTATCACGAAGGTGGAAAACGCCTTTATGGCCTGGGTGGGCGGCGCGAATGAGGCCAGCGGAGCGACGAAAACGCTCTCCGGCGCGCTGAACGGTGTGGCCGGAAATATTGATACCGTGGCAACAGCTGCGGGTGTGCTGGTTGCTGTCGGGGTGGCCCGGTACTTTGGTAATCTGGCTTCCGGAGCGATGTCTGCCACGGCAGGACTTGTGACCGCTGCACGTAATGAAGTGGCACTGGCTGAGGCCCAGTTAAGGGGAACGCAGATTGCCACTGCGCGGGCAAGGGCAGCCGTGTACCGGGCTCAGCAGGCTGTGGCGGCAGCCCGCGGGACTGAGATGCAGATTGCGGCAGAGGCCCGTCTGGCGGTCACACAGGAACGCCTGAACAGAAATATTGCTGCCAGAACCGCCGCCCAGAATGCGCTGAACAGTACAACGGCGGTGGGCTCACGTCTGATGAGCGGTGCGCTGGGACTGGTTGGCGGTATCCCCGGACTGGTCATGCTGGGTGCAGCAGCATGGTACACGCTGTACCAGAATCAGGAGCAGGCCATGGAGTCTGCGCGCCAGTATGCACTGACGATTGATGAAATCGCGCATAAAACGCCGTCAATGTCTTTGCCTGAAGCCTCAGATAATGAAGGACGAACACGGGAGGCGCTGACAGAGCAGAACCGGCTGATTGATGAGCAGGCCAGCCGGGTGAAATCCCTGCAGGAAAAAATCGCCGGGTATCAGTATGTGCTGGCTAATCCTGGCTGGACGACAGATAACGGCTTCATGATAAACCATCTGACATCGGTGAAAACTGTAACGGAAGGGCTTGCTCAGGCAACAGAGCAGCTTGCCGTTGAGCAGTCCCGTCTGGCACAGATGCAGGAAAAAGCGCAGTCCATTCAGGATGTGCTTGCCGGACTGGAAGAGCGCCGTGTTGTGTTAATTCGTCAGCAGGCAGCAGAGCAGAATAAAGCGTATCAGTCACTGCTGGTCATGAACGGCCAGCATACGGAATTCAACCGCCTGCTGGGGCTGGGTAATGAACTGCTGCAACAGCGTCAGGGACTGGCGAGTGTACCGCTGCGACTGCCACAGGCCACTCTGGATGATAAACAGCAGAGCGCCCTGAATAACACAGAGCGTCAACTGGCCCTGTCCCGGCTGAAAGGGGAAGAAAAAGAGCGTGCCCGGCTGGGGTATGCGGCGGATGACCTTGGTCTGGTGGGGGATACGTATCAGGAGGCGAGGCAGCGTTACATCCGTAATTCGATGGAAGCCTGGCGCAATAATGAGGCGAATAAACCCAAATCCCGGGGCGGAAAATCTGAGACGGAAAAAGCGGAAGACAGTTTTTCCCGTCTGCTGAAGCAGCAGAAGGAACAACTGGCACTGGCAGGGAAGAATACAGAACTGGCGAAGCTGAAGTACCAGACCTCGCAGGGCGAGCTGAAAATCCTGACGGAGATACAGAAGCAGGAGCTGCTGCGCAATGCTGCCCTGATTGACCAGAAGAAAATCCGGGAGCAGTTACGGGCCCGGGAGGAGACCCTGAAAAATGATAATGCAGACGCAAGGGCATCAAATGACGCAGAGCTGCTGGGATACGGGCAGGGTGAGCGGATCCGAGAACGGATGCGGGAGCTGAAGCAGATTCGTGACGGCTACCGCCAGAAGGATGCGGACCTGCAGTCTCAGTATCAGACAGGGGATATCAGTGAGGATTTTTACAGACAGGCGCTGGCGCAGAATGCGCAGTATCTGAGTGAGCGCCTTAAAGACCAGGAGGCTTTTTATGCCGAATCGGATGCGCAGCGTGCTGACTGGCAGAAAGGGCTGCAGGAAGGGCTAAGTAACTGGGTGGACAGCGCATCAGATTACGCTTCACAGGCAGCACAGCTTGCGACAGACGGTATCTCAGGGATGGTGAATAACATCACGGAGATGCTGAACGGAAATAAAGTGGAATGGCGCAGCTGGGCTGCATTAATCCTGCAGGAAATATCAAAAGTTCTTATGAATGCGGCCATTGTCAACGGCATTAAGATGGCGGCAAACAGTATGTCCGGTGCAGGAGGATTTTTCGGCAGTATAGGCAACTGGCTGGGTGGCGCGGTGGCAAATGCAAAAGGCGGCGTTTATACCTCGGCAAACCTGAGTGCATACAGTAACAGTATTGTGGACACGCCCACGTACTTTGCCTTTGCAAAAGGGGCAGGGCTGATGGGGGAGGCCGGACCTGAAGCCATAATGCCTCTGACCCGGGCAGCGGATGGTTCACTCGGCGTGCGTGCGGTGGGCAGTATGAACGGCAGTGCGGGTCTGGTGTATTCCCCGGTGTACCACATCGCCATTCAGAATGACGGCGCTAACGGGCAGATAGGGCCGGAAGCGGCGGGCACCCTTGTGCAACTGATTGACCAGCGGGGACAGGCGGTGATGTTATCCATGCGTCGTGACGGAGGAATGCTGAGTGGATGAGATTAAGACCCTTCACTGGTGTCCCCGGGAAGGGATGCAGGTGACGGAGAAACCGTCGGTGGTGACGGTGAAGTTTGGCGACGGTTATCAGCAGCGTCGTCCGGCAGGACTGAATGCGCAACTGAAGACCTTTCAGGTGGTTTTTCGGGTGACAACGGATGCTGAGCGGGAGGCACTGTCCGCGTTTCTGTCATGGCATGGTGGTTACCGGGCTTTTTTGTGGAAGCCCCCGAAACATAACCGGACGGTCAGGGTGGTGTGCCGGGAGTGGAGTATTACGGATAACGCCCGGTACAGTGATTTCAGTTGCACGATAGAGCAGGTGGTGAACTGATGCAGGATATTCATGAAGAAAGTCTTAACGAGTCGGTTAAATCAGAGCAGTCACCGCGGGTGGTGCTCTGGGAAATTGACCTGACGGTGCAGGGCGGTGAGCGCTATTTTTTCTGCAATGAGCTGAATGAAAAAGGGGAGCCGGTGACCTGGCAGGGGCGGGAATATCAGGCATACCCGATTGACGGCAGCGGCTTTGAGATGAACGGAAAGGGCAGCAGTGCCCGCCCGTCGCTGACGGTGTCCAATCTGTTTGGTCTTGTCACCGGGATGGCGGAGGACCTGCAGAGTCTGGTGGGTGCCACGGTGGTCCGCCGCCGGGTGTATGCGCGTTTTCTGGATGCGGTGAATTTTGTGGCGGGCAATCCGGAAGCGGACCCGGAGCAGGAGCTGAGCGACCGCTGGGTGGTGGAGCAGTTATCAGAGCTGACGGCCATGAAGGCCTCGTTTGTGCTGGCCACACCGACCGAGACGGACGGGGCGCTGTTTCCCGGTCGCATCATGCTGGCGAACACCTGTATGTGGACCTACCGCTCTGATGAGTGTGGTTACACGGGCGGGGCGGTGGCGGATGAGTTCGATAAACCCACCACGGATATCCGTAAGGACAGATGCAGCAAGTGCATGCGCGGGTGTGAGCTGCGCGGCATGGTGGCTAATTTCGGCGGTTTCCTTTCCATTAATAAACTTTCGCAGTAAATCCCATTTTATGACACAGACTGAATCAGCGATTCTGGCGCATGCCCGGCGGTGTGCGCCTGCGGAGTCGTGCGGCTTCGTGATAAGCACGCCGGAGGGGGAGCGGTATATCCCTTGTGTGAATATTTCCGCAGAGCCGGAGGCGTATTTTCGTATCGCACCGGAAGACTGGCTGCGGGCAGAGATACAGGGGGAGATTGTGGCACTGGTCCACGGTCATCCCGGTGAGCTGCCCTGGCTGAGCGAGGCTGACCGGCGGCTGCAGATAAAAAGCGCACTGCCCTGGTGGCTGGTCTGCCGGGGGGAAATTCATAAATTCCGCTGTGTGCCACATCTGACAGGACGGCGCTTTGAGCACGGGGTGACGGACTGTTACACGCTGTTCCGGGATGCATACCATCTGGCGGGAATTGATATGCCGGATTTTCATCGCGAGGATGACTGGTGGCGCAACGGCCAGAACCTGTACCTGGACAATATGGCAGTCACCGGCTTTTACCGGGTGCCCCTGTCCTCTGCACAGCCGGGCGATATCCTGCTGTGCTGCTTCGGCGCATCGGTGGCTAATCATGCCGCCATTTACTGCGGCAACGGTGAACTGCTTCACCATATTCCTGAACAACTGAGTAAACGGGAGAGGTATTCCGAAAAATGGCAACGACGAACGCATTCTGTCTGGCGTCACCGCCACTGGCACACATCTGCCTTCACGGGGATTTACAACGATTTGGCCGCCGCCTCAGCCTGTATGTGAACACGGCAGCGGAAGCCATTCGCGCCCTGTCGATGCAGATGCCGGGCTTTCGCCTTCAGATGAACGAAGGCTGGTACCAGATACGTATTGCCGGTGAAGACACGGCACCGGAGGTGGTGTACGCCCGCCTTCACGAACAGCTGGGTGAGGGAACGGTCATCCACATTGTGCCGCGACTGGCCGGGGCCGGAAAGGGTGGACTGCAGATTGTGTTGGGGGCGGCAGCCATCGTGGGCTCTTTCTTCACGGCCGGAGGCTCGATGGCGTTATGGGGTACAGCCCTGAGTGCCGGCGGTTTTTCTGCCACCACGATGCTGTTTTCACTGGGGGCCAGCATGATACTGGGTGGTGTGGCCCAGATGCTGGCCCCGAAGGCAAAAACACCGGAGTACAGGGCGACGGATAACGGCAAACAGAACACGTACTTTTCCTCGCTGGATAACATGATTGCCCAGGGGAACCCGATGCCGGTGCCTTACGGGGAAATGCTGGTTGGCTCCCGCCGTATATCCCAGGACATCAGCACCCGTGATGAAGGCGGGGGCGGAAAGGTCGTGGTTATCGGGCGACAGGGATAAAACATAAAAAAATCCCGCAGTGATCGCGGAGCTGCGGGGACAGACAAATGAAGATCAATGTGAAGGAGTTGTTTTTGTTACTTGGGCAAAAAAACACTAACGCAGCGAAATTATAAGCGCCACAGTCAGTGTGTGAAAATGTGAAGATATTCAGAAATTTTATTCCGTCATGACGCAGGCACCCGGTGAGGTGCCTGTTGTTTTTGTGAGTGAACAATTATCACGGTAAGAGGTGATGTAATGGGCAAAGGTGGCGGCAGGGCGCACACACCGCGTGAGGCGAAAGACAATCTCAAATCCACGCAGATGATGAGCGTGATTGATGCGATTGGTGAGGGACCGATAGAAGGCCCGGTGAAAGGCCTGCAGAGTATTCTGGTGAACAAAACCCCGCTGACGGACACGGACGGTAATCCCGTGATACACGGTGTGACCGCGGTCTGGCGTGCCGGGGAGCAGGAGCAGACACCACCGGAAGGCTTTGAGTCCTCCGGCTCTGAAACTGTACTGGGTGTCGAAGTGACCAGGGCAAAACCGGTAACACGCACCATTACGTCAGCGAACATTGACCGCCTGCGGGTGACCTTCGGGGTGCAGTCACTGGTGGAGACCACGTCAAAGGGTGACCGTAATCCGTCCTCTGTCCGTCTGCTGATTCAGTTACAGCGTAACGGTAACTGGGTGACAGAAAAGGATGTCACCATTAACGGCAAGACCACCTCACAGTTCCTGGCCTCGGTGATTCTGGATAATCTGCCGCCCCGGCCCTTTAACATCCGGATGGTCAGGGAGACGGCGGACAGCACCACGGACCAGCTGCAGAACAGAACGCTGTGGTCGTCATACACCGAAATCATCGATGTGAAACAGAGCTACCCGAACACGGCCATTGTGGGGCTGCAGGTGGATGCGGAGCAGTTCGGTGGCCAGCAGATGACGGTGAACTACCATATCCGCGGTCGCATCATCCAGGTGCCGTCAAACTACGACCCGGAAAAACGCACTTACAGCGGTATCTGGGACGGCAGTCTGAAACCGGCATACAGCAACAATCCGGCCTGGTGCCTGTGGGACATGCTGACTCACCCGCGCTACGGCATGGGAAAACGTCTGGGGGCGGCGGATGTGGACAAGTGGGCGCTGTATGCCATCGGGCAGTACTGTGACCAGCGTGTCCCGGATGGCTTCGGAGGGACAGAGCCGCGGATGACGTTTAATGCGTACCTGTCACAGCAGCGTAAGGCATGGGATGTGCTCTGCGATTTCTGCTCGGCGATGCGCTGTATGCCGGTATGGAACGGCCAGACGCTGACGTTCGTTCAGGACCGCCCGTCGGATGTGGTGTGGCCGTACACCAACAGCGATGTGGTGGTGGATGATAACGGCGTGGGGTTCCGCTACAGCTTCAGTGCCCTGAAGGACCGGCACACGGCGGTGGAGGTGAATTACACCGACCCGCAGAACGGCTGGCAGACCTCCACGGAACTGGTGGAAGACCCTGAAGCCATACTGCGCTACGGACGCAACCTGCTGAAGATGGATGCGTTCGGCTGTACCAGCCGCGGTCAGGCCCACCGTGCCGGGCTGTGGGTGATAAAGACCGGACTGCTGGAAACGCAGACGGTGGATTTCACGCTCGGGTCACAGGGGCTGCGGCACACGCCCGGTGACATCATTGAAATCTGTGATAACGACTATGCCGGGACCCTGACCGGCGGACGTATCCTGTCCATTGATGCCGCCAGCCGCACCCTGACACTGGACCGTGAGGTGACGCTTCCGCAGACCGGTACCGCCACGGTGAACCTGATTAACGGCAGCGGTAAGCCGGTGAGTGTGGACATCACGGCACAACCGGCCCCTGCCCGGATACAGGTCAGTGCCCTGCCTGATGGCGTGGCGACATACGGTGTGTGGGGACTCTCCCTGCCGTCACTGCGCCGTCGCCTGTTCCGCTGTGTCGCCATCCGGGAAAACACGGACGGCACCTTTGCCATCACGGCGGTGCAGCACGTACCGGAAAAAGAAGCCATCGTGGATAACGGGGCCAGCTTTGAGCCGCAGTCAGGCACCCTGAACAGCGTTATCCCTCCGGCAGTGCAGCACCTCACGGTGGAGGTGAGTGCCTCAGACGGCCAGTATCTGGCGCAGGCGAAATGGGACACGCCGCGGGTGGTGAAAGGTGTGAGCTTCAGTCTGCGTCTGACCAGCGGAAGGGGGGATGACAGCCGCCTGGTGACCACCGCCATCACCGCAGACACGGCGCACCGTTTCAGTGGTCTGCCGCCCGGGGAATACACCCTGACGGTCAGGGCGATTAACAGCTATGGCCAGCAGGGCGAACCTGCCACCACCACGTTCCGGATTGACGCCCCGGCAGCGCCTGCCACCATTGAACTGATACCGGGGTATTTTCAGATAACGGCGGTCCCGAAACTGGCTGTATATGACCCGACGGTACAGTTTGAATTCTGGTTTTCGGAACAGCAGATTGCGGATATCAGGCAGGTTGAAACCTCCGCCCGCTATCTTGGCACGGCGCTGTACTGGATAGCTGCCAGTATCAATATCAAACCGGGCCATGATTATTACTTTTATATCCGCAGTGTGAACACCGTTGGCAAATCGGCATTTGTGGAGGCCGTCGGCCGGGCTAGCGATGATGCCGAAGGCTACCTGAATTTTTACAAAGAGCTGATTAATAAAACACATCTCGGTAAAGAGCTGCTGGAAAACGCTGAACTGACGGAAGATAACGCCAGCAGACTGGAGGCGTTTTCGAAAGAGTGGAAAGACGCTAACGATAAATGGAATGCCATGTGGGGCGTCAGAATTGAGCAGACCGAAGACGGTAAGCATTATGTCGCGGGGCTTGGCCTCAGCATGGAGGACACGGAGGACGGTAAACTGAGCCAGTTTCTGGTTGCCGCTAACCGTATCGCGTTTATTGACCCGGCAAACGGGAATGAAACGCCGATGTTTGTGGCGCAGGGCAATCAGATATTCATGAACGACGTGTTCCTGAAATACCTGACGGCTCCGACCATTACCAGCGGCGGTAATCCTCCGGCATTTTCCCTGACACCGGATGGGCGGCTGACGGCGAAAAATGCCGATATCAGCGGTAACGTGAATGCGAACTCCGGGACGCTCAACAACGTCACGATTAACGAGAACTGTCGGGTTCTGGGAAAACTGTCCGCGAACCAGATTGAAGGCGATCTCGTTAAAACAGTGGGCAAAGCTTTCCCCCGGGACTCCCGTGCACCGGAACGGTGGCCATCAGGGACCATTACCGTCAGGGTTTATGACGATCAGCCGTTTGACCGGCAGATTGTTATTCCTGCGGTGGCATTCAGCGGCGCTAAACATGAGAGAGAGCATACTGATATTTACTCCTCATGCCGTCTGATAGTGCGGAAAAACGGTGCTGAAATTTATAACCGTACCGCGCTGGATAATACGCTGATTTACAGTGGCGTTATTGATATGCCTGCCGGTCACGGTCACATGACGCTGGAGTTTTCGGTGTCAGCATGGCTGGTAAATGACTGGTATCCCACAGCAAGTATCAGCGATTTGCTGGTTGTGGTGATGAAGAAAGCCACCGCAGGCATCAGTATCAGCTGAATTTTATAACCCATATAAGGGCACCAGAAATGGTGCCTTTTTTATTGCAGAAAAGCGAGAGGTAATTATGCGTAAATTATGTGCTGTTATTATGTCTGCAGTCGTCTGGCTGGCCGCTGCGGGTGCGCCAGCGGGTGCAGCAGAGAATCACTCCACTCTGAGTGCCGGGTATCTTCATACCCATTCTGATATGTCCGGCAGTGATGATTTAACCGGATTCAACGTGAAATACCGCTATGAATTTACGGACACGCTGGGGCTGGTGACGTCATTCAGCTATGCAGGAGACATGAATCGCCAGCTTACCCGTTACAGTGATACCCGCTGGCATGAAGATTCCATTCGTAACCGCTGGTTCAGCGTGATGGCGGGGCCGTCTGTGCGCGTGAATGAATGGTTCAGCGCGTATGCGATGGCGGGTGTGGCTTACAGTCGTGTGTCGACTTTTTCCGGGGATTATCTCCGTGTACCTGACAACAAGGGGAAAACGCACGATGTGCTGACCGGAAGTGATGACGGTCGCCACAGCAACACGTCACTGGCGTGGGGGGCTGGCGTGCAGTTTAACCCGACCGAATCCGTGGCCATTGATATTGCTTATGAAGGCTCCGGCAGTGGCGACTGGCGCACTGACGGTTTCATTGTGGGTGTCGGTTATAAATTCTGATTAGCTAGGTAACACAGAGTTATGACAGCCCGCCGGTTCTGGTGGGCTTTTTTGTGGGGGGAATATGTCAGTACAGATTTCAGGTGTGCTGAAGGATGGTACAGGAAAACCGGTACCGAACTGCACCATAGAGCTGAAAGCCGTGAGAACCAGCGAGACGGTGATAGTCACCACGGTGGCAGAGCACCAGCCAGGCGAAACGGGCAGTTACAGCATGCAGGTTGAGCCGGGGCGTTATCGTGTGACCTTGTGCGTGGAAGGTCGTCAGCCGGCATGCGCCGGCGAGATTGATGTCATGGCCGACGACGAACCGGGCACCCTGAATGCCTTTCTGCTCCGTGAAACGGATGCAGCGTATTATCCTGATGCACTGAAGAAGCTGGAAGCGGCGGCGGATGAGGCTGTGCGCAGGGCGCGAGAAGCTGCTGAGAAAGCCGAAACTGCCGTGGGGCCACAGGGACTGAAAGGCGACACCGGAGCAACTGGTCCACAGGGACAGAAGGGGGACAAGGGCGATACAGGCCCGGCAGGGCCACCGGGGCCGAAAGGGGATAAAGGTGACAAGGGCGATAAGGGGGATACAGGTCCGAAAGGTGAGCAGGGCGATCCGGGCGGACCACAGGGACCGAAGGGCGACAAGGGGGATACAGGCCCGGCAGGTCCACAGGGGCCGAAAGGGGATACGGGAGCTGCAGGCCCGGCAGGGCCTCAGGGGCCAAAAGGGGATACGGGAGCCACAGGTCCGGCAGGGCCTCAGGGGCCGAAAGGGGATGCGGGAGCCGCAGGACCGGCAGGGCCTCAGGGTCCAAAAGGAGATACGGGAGCCGCAGGTCCGGCAGGACCTCAGGGGCCAAAGGGAGACACGGGAGCTACAGGTCCGGAAGGTCCGCAGGGACCGAAGGGAGATACGGGAGCTGCAGGCCCGGCAGGACCACAGGGTCCAAAAGGGGATACGGGAGACACAGGCCCGGCAGGACCACAGGGACCGTCAGGAAGTCCTGACAGCGGACTGTTTGGTGTCGGTTCTTTTGTCCTTGCGGCATATTATGCGACGAGTTATTCCGGGGATATGGCACCGGGCTCAGCCATTGCCGGCTCATCACTGTCTGCATGTTGCCTTTCGGATGGAACTCCTCTGATTGCTTCCGCCAGTTTGGGGGAGACCATTTTACCGGGCACGTGGCGTGCATGTGGTCCGGTAATATGGACATCTGCTGCAGGTACAAGACAGGCAGGATTATTTCAGCGCATATCATGAGGAGGTCATGGTGGATAAGGGAAAAGAGATTATTGCAGTACGAAATGCAGCCTACAACGAATACGGCGGGATAAACTGTGAGGGGCAGTTTGAAGATGCGGTCAATGAAAAAGGAGAGCCGGTATGGCTGCCGTATACCGCAACGGAAACGGATAATACTGAACACGGAAAAGCCTTATGGTCTGGTCTGACAGCAGGAACATACGGAAGTGTGACCGCCTTTGTTGCCACGGCTGCAGTAGTGGAAGCGGCAAAGGCGGCGAAACGGGAAGAGATTAATATCTGGCGTGATGTGCAGGAGAATATGGAATACGTGATGGAATTCAACGGAAGGAACTGGGATTACGGCAAGAAGACGTTGTCCAGGATAAGCACGACACGACTGATGGCAGAGAATAACCGTCTTCCGGAAGGTTTTGCCTGGACCGACGGGGATAATAATGTGGTGCCGGTAACGGCGGCGGAGATAATTGCGCTGGCAGATGCGACAGAGCAGGCGATGTTTGCGAAAGGTGTGGAGATTAATACACGTCAGCTTCAGATGAAAGCAGAGGTTGAGGCGCTGACAGAACTGAAGGCGATCCGCAGTTATATTATCGGATGGCCTGCAAGCTGAGTAAAAAAAACGGGACCACGGCCAGTCCCGGAACCATGAGTTTTTTAGGGTATTAGTTTGTTATCATAATTAGCGTGCTAAGTATGCCATATCAGGTTGATTAGTGAAGTGATGTTGTTCGCATTTTTGCACGGCAGGGGGATTCAGATTTTTTATAAAAATGGTGAGTCTGGCTGGATTGAATGCCTCTTTTTTGGTTGGTAGTTGATTGAGTCATGGGGCACCTGTGGGGCATGTATGGGACATTTTTTATCGACAAACTTCACCGAAATTCGTCGACATCGAAAACGAATCATCTGTCCAACCCTTGAAAAACGGCGCTCCTGGACGATCTTCGTCGATTTTTAAAAATGTTGCGTCACACAGTTAAAGTGGCGGGCATACTCTTCAAGGCTGGTGATCCCCAACCGCACCCATTTAGGATGCGACCATTGCGGTAGACCGATGTAAATCAT